GTAGGTGTATCTTTGATAAATCCATGAGGAGTCATAATAATTCTTCCTCTTGTAGTTACACCATTGATATGGTTCTTTTCTACCTGAACATTTACTCGTTTAGCGAATTCTACTTGTTTACCATCTTTAATTGCTTTAATCTTAGAGGTACCAGCTGACATAATATTACCGAAAGTAACTACGAATGTAGCATCATACCACATCGAGTAACCTCCTTTATTCATAAGCTTAGGTTGACCCATTGGTGATTCCGGCTTCATAGCCCATACCTTATTAATACAAACTAAAGTATTAGTAAACTTAGATGATTCTTTTCGCGATAAAACAATTTTCTGATTTACATTATTTGCAAATTGAGTAGACATTGCTCCTGCATTCCATTCATTATTATTCTTATTAGAACGTACTGAAAGATCACAAGGAATACTTCCGATTGAATCCCATAGGAAAAGTAGATCGTATGGTAGATTACCATTAGACTGCTCATCAATAATATCCATAATGAATGCAGCTACATCTTCAATAGTATTTAGAGTTTCTCTATCAACATAGATAAAGTTTCCTGAGTAACCAACTACTTCACCAGTTTCTTCATCTACTTCAGTTTCTACTTCTAATCCCATTTGCATAGCATGCTCCCAGTTCCATTTCATTTCTGTTACGATAATAACAGGAAGTATACCTCGTTTTTGAGCTGATACAGCTGCTTCTAGTAGAGCTGTTGTTTTACCAGTATCGGAATGACCTCTTAGTAGAACGATATGTCCCATTGGGATTCCAGGTACTGATAGTATATCTTGGTAAGCATCAGATAGAGGAATCCATTGTTGTTCTTTAAACTTTACATTTCCTGCTAATCCTTTCTTTTGTTTAAACTTACCTAAATCAAATTTCGACTTGATCTCCGAAGACACGGCCTCGGACAAAGACTTTTTACTTTTTGCCATAAAATACTATTATTAATTAAAACGGAGCTTCTTCTTTAGACTCTTCTTCAAATAAATCATCAAACATATCTGCTTTACTTTTCTTTACAGCAGGTGGTTCTGAATGATTAGAAGCTGGTGGTGGTGGAAAGGCTGATGGTTGAGCTGTTGTAGTTACATTGCTTGGTGTAGCAACAGTATCAGCTTCCGTATCTCCTCCGTCCGGATTAATGTAATTCTGAAGATTTAACTTCATAGTATCAAATGGAAGTGGTTTAAATACTTCTAATGGGTTAGGTTGAGTACGTAAAAACTCTTCTGCTAATTTAGCATCCTCATGAACAGGTGATTGATTCATAGAAGGTTGTACGGTAGTTTTAGGATATCCTCCTGCAGGATCACGTACTACATTAATTTTAATATCACGACCATTATATGGATCAGTATAATCACCTACCTCTTCATCTAAGATTAATTGTAGAAGAGATTCATATACCATCTTACCGAATCCCCATAGCTTAACTCCCTCGTTTTCTTCTCCTCGAACAATTACTGGAGCATAGATACGTACTTTAGGATCTAAAGTTTTAGCTAATCTCCAATGTTCTGAGTTATTAGATTGACGAAGCTGTTTTACAAATTCAGCAATAGGATCTTTCTCTCCCCAGTTTAGTGGAGATACCATCATTTTAGATCCAATACCATAATACATTTTCATTTCTGAGAATGGTGATGCGGCATTAAATACAGATGGAAGAATCCTAACTTTGGAATTACCTTCAGAAGGTTTCCAGAAATAATTTGGTCGATTATTATTATTGGCTTGACCATTACCTTGATTCTGCATAGATTGCAGTTTCTGACGAATTGCGTTTAAATCCATTTTTAAAACTTTTTAAGATGAAACAATTTATTATAACTCGATTATTTGATATATTTTTGTCTTTAACATTTTTAAACCACCCTGTTGAGTTAGCATGATGGTATTTCTATAGTGGTTCCATTCAATAGGAAATTTAGTATCAACTACTCCACCATTTAATTTTTTAATCAATTCATTTAATGCATTGATCGTATACAAAGTATTTGTATGCTTTTTTCGATGCACTAAAATTGTATTATAAGGGATAGCGCTAACATTAGCGTTTTCTACATTGTAAGTAATAACATACTCTTCGCTATCTTCTACAGATAGTACAAATAACTTATTGTATTTAATTTCGTACTCTGTGGTTATACTTTTTAACCTATCCTCTAATTCCTCCAGAGTAACGAATGTACAAAATAATTTATTATTCACGTCTATTTCGCTGTTGATTTTATCATAATCGTATCGATTATAAATATCAACTTGCGGCTCCATAACTAAATTCTCCTCCATAACTTTAACATTTTACAAGATTACCATAATTTTTACCATTTTTACATTTTATTTTAAGATTAAATATACGAAAAACTTCTTTAATTTTCTCTACTATTTCTTCTTCTTTTTTATCTACATCTAATAATATACTATCGTAAGTATATAAAACAACCTTAGTTTGTTTACCTCGAAGTAGTTTTAAGATATCATATAAGATAAGAACATTATTTGAAGTTTCCAAATTTTGCAGTAAGTAATTCATTAATTTTAATGAATTCATTCGCGGATGATCTTTCTTTGAAAATTTATAATTAGATATAGGACATTCTATATAGCCATTTGTATTAAATTCAGACCATAGATTATTAGAATAATTTTTTACTTTCTGGAAGAAAGGAATATGTTCGTATTCAGATTTTATTCCTCCGTATATTTGTTGAAAAGTTAACTGCTTTGCTTTATCATACGATGTTTGATATACAGATGCAAAATATTCATGTATATCTTCTACTTCAAACTCATAGTTAAGTAGTTGACAGAGTAAAAGTATATGATAAGAAGAAACATCTATTTCTACAAAATAATCATTTCTTGGTATAAAGCAATCTCTACTACCATTATCTTTATTTAAGGCTGCATAATTTACTTTCTTAAATGTGTTAGATGGTCGAGTAGTTAAAGTAGTATAGTTATACTGCGTAAAAACAAAATCTTCTTCATTTTTATAAAAATGTTTTTCAAATAATTGTTTATTTATTTTTATACCACTAGATTCAATAACTGAGAATACTAGGGGTACTTTATTATTATAAAATAAATTATAATCAGTATTAATATGCTCACTAATCTCCTCATACTTAGCTTCGTAGTACTCATATATTTTTACTATCGGACAGTTTGAGTTAGATATTTTTCTTCTTTGAAAATCTTGTATAATTAGTGGATAATCTATTTGTAACTCTTTGTAATTTATTTGTATATCAAATAGATTTCTATGTTTAAAGTTATGTAATAGTTTCTTTTTTTCATAACAATAAAACTTAGATATTCCTTTAAGAAAATTTACTACATCATTTTGTTCTAGATTACCAGTTTCGTAATGATTTACTGGTAAGATGTATCCTTTTTTATCAGTTATAGGTCTAATATAATAACCTACTATTGATTGTTCACAAGGATGATGATTAAAAAAATCAGGAATTACTTCAATAAATAAATTATTTTTGACAATATTAACAAAAGTATTAAACTGTTTTTTATTCTCTACTAACCAGTACATACTTAAAGATACGAAAAATATCTCTAATAACCACCTCCACCACCACCTCCAATATTAGTAGTTGGAATTTGTGTAATAGTATTGTTATTATTATTTTGTATATTATTTATATTATTTTGAGCTAAAGTATTAAATAAAGTAAAACTATCCTTACTTTTAATTTCATTTAATAAATTTTTATTTGGATTTAATCTTGGTAATAGTTTGTCAACTGTTCTAACTGATGATAAGGTTGATAACTCATTAAATTTATTTTTCATAAAAAGTTCTCTGCTATCTCTAGAATATATTTTACCTTCAAAAATCTCATTAGTAAGTTCATCAATATTATAATAACCTACGTAATTAGATCCATTTGAATAAATTAATTCATTTCCTACTGTTAGGTGATGGGTATTTTTATCAGCATAAAATTCATCATAATCATCAAAAAAATCATGTATTCCTTTAAATTCTTTTAATTTATTTAGTTTATCTATATTAAAATAATTTATATCATTTACATCATTAACGGATTTTGCTCTTATAAACCAACGTAAAGGAGCTATGCAGTATATAGTTTTTATTTTATGAAAATTATCTCTAAAATTTTCTTTATAGTATTTATACGCATTAGCATTAGTAAAATAAAATTTATTATCTCTTAAAGAATGAACTATAAATCTAATATAATTACCAGCTAAATAATTTATTGCTGATGGTTGATTGTTTACTTTTTTAGGTATTATAATACTACTATTTTGATATGCTTTAGCATGAGGAGAGTTTTTATTAACTCTAAGCGTTCTCATATAAGCAATATTATTTTCATTTGCACTAACATATGTAGTTATATTATTTTCTGATTCTTCAGCAGTTTTTCCTTTATTTATTTTATTATATTCTTTCCCGGATGATATTTTTTGTCCTGTTTTTGAAAAAAAGTATAATGGTTTAGATTGTATAGAAGGTTCAGAGCCAGTAAATAATTCTCCTGTTGATAAACGATGTGCATATCCAGTATATAAAACACCTGATTCACCTGTATATACTGGTCTACCAATATCATCGGTATGAGTTGTCTCTATAAGGCCTTTAGGGATAAGCATATTTACAATTTATAACGTTCAGTATATCTATCAAAATTTAAATTAAATATTTTAATATTTTCTTCATAATAATTAGTATTTAAAATACTATCATATGCTTTTATAATTATATTACTATTAAATAATGGTTGACCTATTAAATTGTGAGTAGCTGATAAATTTTTAAATCCTGGTTGCTTTATAAGAGATCCATCGAAGTTTAAATAATTATTTTCTATAGTACTTAATACTTTTTTAGTTAATTTATCAGATGACCAATTTTCACTATTACTATTTAATATCGTCATTGATCTTTGTGTATCTGACATTGAGGAATAATAATTTAAACTATTATTATCAGCAATAGGATCTAATAAAAATATTGGTAGTTTATTTAATATTAAATATTTCCATAATTGCTTTGCTCCTTCTCCGAAACCTATTATTAATAATACTTCCGCATAAATATCAATTTCTTTTAAATAATCAACAAACTTTCCTTTTACTGAAAAGGAATTATTTACTATAAACCAATTTTGAATAGTAT